ATCAGCCGCTGGGAATCCGGCGATGTCGAGCCAATGGGCCTCTATGCCACGATGGTGCAGAAGCTCTTGGCGCAGAAACCCCGCCGCCAAGGTGCTAAATGATCTGGCTTGGCGTAGACCCCGGCTTCAACGGAGCCTTGGCCGCGGTCAGCAATGACGGCATCGTGCATCTCTTCGACATGCCTCTGGCGAAAGCCCGGCATGGTGAGAAATCACGGAACGAAATCTGCCCGCACACGCTGCGCGATGAACTGCTCACGCTGCAGTCCGACCACGGCAAGATTCATTTGGCAGTGATCGAACAGGTCGCTTCCTCGCCGCAGATGGGCCGGGCATCCGCCTTCCGCTTCGGTGAGGGTTACGGCCTTCTGACAGGCGTCTTGTCCGCACTCTGCATTCCTGTCGAGCGCGTGCGCCCTCAGACATGGAAGAAGTACATGGGCCTCGACCGCGACAAGGCGGCATCCCTGACGCTCGCCCGCGCCAAGTGGCCCGCCTGCGACATGTTCAGCCGCAAGCGCGATGATGGGCGTGCCGAGGCTGCCCTGCTTGGTGAGTATGGCAGAAGGTGCGGACTTTGAGTAGCGTCGATTACATCAAGCTGTCTGCAACGGCCCGGCAAATTCAGGAAACCGTTTTCAATCGCGCCAAAGATAACGAGGTCGAGTTGTCGGCAGAGATGGTCGAGGTCGTGATGCGTGCCGCCATCGAGTTGGCGCTCTTGGCTCATCTTGGAGAGAAGCGGTGATCGTCCTCTCAGCCATGATCGTCATGGTCGCGCTGGAGATCGTTGCAATCGTGGCCGTCATCATCGCGCACCGCCGCCATAACAAGGCAGCTGAGTTCGACGGCGGCTTCACACAGGACAACCCGCCCCGCGTAACGCGCATCCGGGCGGACCATATCATCAAGGAGGAATAACTTGACCAGCCTGACACATCTTGAAACCGCTCTGATCGACATCCGCGACCGCACCCAGCGCGAGAAGCAGTTCGCGCACGATGCGCTGATGTTGAACATGTCGGCAATCGACCTGATGGTCGAGCATCACCAAAAAGCACTGCAGATGCTGTCCGACCTGCGCGATCAGTTGGGCAACTCCCACGAAGAGCGTAATCGTATGCTCACCATGATCCTGGGCGGTGGGCAGGATACGCCCCCGATGATCGACGCCCGCACGACGATTGCCCGGCGCAAGGGGCAGCCGGAAGAGTCGAAGGAGCAGCCGGGCGATGCGTGATCTTTGTGAAACAACACTGAACCGCATCCGGGCGCACGGCCCCTGCCGCGAGGGCTGGCAGAAGCTGCTTAAGGGGTTGGGCAAGACCGACGCAGATGATGAGCCGCTGCCGTTCGCGCGCATTGTCGAGATCAACGGCCTCGATGACGCACTGTGGTGCTGCCGCGCCGAGCCGCAGCACGCCCGCGAGTGGCGTCTGTTTGCCGTCTACTGCGCCCGTCAGGTCCAGCACCTGATGACGGACGAGCGCAGTATCGCGGCACTGGATGTGGCCGAGCGCCACGCCAACGGACATGCGACGGATAAGGAACTGGCCGCCGCATGGGACGCCGCAGGGGCCGCAGGGGACGCCGCAGGGGACGGCGCATGGGACGCCGCATGGGTCGCCGCAGGGGACGCCGCATGGGACGCCGCATGGGCCGCCGCATGGGCCGCAGGGACCGCCGCAGGGGACGCCGCAGGGGACGCCGCATGGGACGCCGCAGGGGACGCATGGGACGCCGCAGGGGACGCCGCATGGGACGCCGCACGGGCCGCCGCATGGGACGCTCAAAAGGCTGAGTTCCTGCGTGTGGTCGGTGGAGTTGCCAATGACTGACATCACCATCCCGCCCGAGGCGCTGAGAGCCATGATGGCAAAGCTGCCGCCGTTTTTCAGCGAGAGCATGGCCCGCGCCGCCTGCCTCGCCATGCTCAATGCGTGGCCGGGGATGGAATATGATCCGGGCGCACTGGTCACAGATGCCTACCGCGACCCCGGCAAGATCATCCTCCCCCTGCCACAGGAGCCCCGTACATGAGTGTTGAGGTCGTAGTGACTGCCTTTGTGTCAGGCATGATTGGCACTGTGGTGGGTGTGTTTATGGCTCACTCAAACATAAAACCGCTCCGTGAAGCGCAACGTCAGTACACCGAATGCCTTGAGGTCGGAGCGCCGAAAGACAACTGCGCCAAACGGTATCTACTGCCACAGGAGCCACGGACATGATCAAGGCTGAACAGATACCGGATGAGGTGGTGGAGGCGTTGCTTGACACTAGCAACGTCGCACAACCGTGGAAGCACGCCATCGCCGCCGCCATCAATGCGTGGCCGGGGATGAGGATGATGGTTGATATTGACACAGGCGATGACGCCGCAATCAAACTCCCCTTGCCGCAGGAGGCTAGCGATGAGTGCCTTTGAGAACCGAGATTACGCTGACGGATATCGTGATGGAACACGCTTCGCCGAAGTTACCATCACCGCCCTCCGCGCCGAGAACGAGCGGCTGAAAGTGGAGAGCATCCAGATGCGGGCTGCGCTAGGCTACGGGATACTGGCGGAAGATGAGCTTCACATTCTGCCATCAAATCCGTTCAAGTGCGGAACGTGCGATGCCAGCAAACACCTCCGCGCCGAGAACGAGACGCTGCGGGCGGCGCTGTGGGATATTCACGCCGTTTGCAACAACGGCCCGTTTGTGCGGGGAAGGCGCATCAAGGCCATCGCCCGCGCCGCGCTGGAGGAGAACACCAATGCCGAATAATGCTGTGCAATGGATTTGGTACGCCTACTTCGTGGTCGGCAGTCTTGGAGGATGTGTGTTCCTGTATGCCGTCATCCGTGAAGGACTAAAGAAGAACACGCTGCCGATGCCGCGCTTCGATATGCCGATGGCTCCGCGCGTTAAACCTGTGTCGAAGGAATTGAAGGAGGAGACCAATGAAGGATAACCGCGACATTTTGGCGAAGCTGGACTGGCTGGCAAATGACATGGACGTCATGACTGCGCCGGACGAATGGCTGCAGCCCGTTTTGCATGCCCGCAGCATCATCTTCGGGCTGCGTGAGGAGATCGAGCGGCTGAAAGCCATCATGACGCCGAAGCCTCTCGACGGCAACGAGCCGAAGGACCGCGTGCTGATCGGCGTCGAGCGCCCGCCATACGAAGAGAAGACCTATTACGACATCATCCACTGGCGCGAAGATCAGCAGGAGTGGATGGTCGAGGCGGGCTGCGATTGGAACATCAGCCCGGCACCGCGCATCTGGGCGCACTGGAGCGCCAGCCATTATCTTGACCCGTTGGAACTGCCCGGCTTGCCGTACTGGGAAGGCAGGGACGAGGACGAGGAGCCCGCACCTTGAGCATTATCTGGACGCTATTCGTCATCATTAACGGAACGCCGATCATCACCTCGGCCAATTTCAACAGCCTGAACGACTGCCGGAAGGCGGTCGAAATAATCCAGCAGGCAGACACGGAGAAGCAACTCTCCGTGTCGTGTGTCGCGACAGAAGTGTCTGTTCTGGGTTGAGCGCTGTTCCTCAAGTTGCCAGGAACTGCCCCCGCTCCTGCTCCCGGCGACGGTGAAGCCCGGCCATGACGTGGTGGGCAGCTTTGTCCCATGCAAGAAACGAATCCGCCGCCTCTTGCATCCGGCCTTCGTTGATATGACGAACAACGCTGGAATGCTTGAAATTCGTCGGGCCAATATTCCAACAAAGCGAAACGCAAGCATCGAACTGGTTCTGTGTAAGCGGATGTTTCACTGCCTCAAGCACAGCATGCTCATATCGCCCCAGAGCCTCGACCAGCTTGTCGTGCGCTTCCTGCTCAGTCCAAACAGTATGCCGGTCAACAATACCAACACCAGCAGCCGAGGTGATGCCCCAACCGCAAGTGTAAGGCTCACCTCCAGTCGCTGGATCGGGGTAAGCTGTCAGTCTGCAACCTTCAAACCTCTTGATGAGGTCAATACCGTGCTCAGACGTTTTCATCAGCGATGTCCTCCGGTGATAGGCGCATGTGGCGCGGCGTGGTGCGTGACCTGGCTGTCGAGGTAGGCCTTGATTTCCCAGAGCAGGGGCTCCCAAGCGTTGAGGGCGTCGATCTGCGCCTTGGCGGTGAGCGCCGTGATGTGGTCACTGCCGAGGGATTGGTCGTTGAGCCGTTCGCGCACGCCGATGAGGGACTTGTCGATCTGGTCGATCAGCCCGATGAGCGTTGGAAATGCCGTGTCCTTGATGAGGTTTTCAAACATCTACTTTGTTCCTATGCTGAAGATGTGCTAAACGAATGCGGGCCGGGGAAGCGCGTCCACGCTTCACCCAGCCCTGACCACAACGACCTTTCACGGAGGCCACGATGGCTAAGAAGATCCATATCACCCGCGATCAGCTTTTGGAACTGCTTCGGTACGAACCGGAAACGGGCAAGCTGTTTCACAAAAAACGTGGTGAACATTGGTTCAAGAGTGATGGCCACAGGAGTGCAGAAGCTCGCGCTAAAGCGTGGAACACAGCACTGGCTGATAAAGAAGTGGTTAGAAAGGCTGATGGCTACATCGCAGTAGGTCTTTTTAATAAGAAGTATCGCGCCCACCGCATTATCTGGGTCATGGTGCATGGCGTTGAACCCATCACGATTGATCACATAAACGGCGACCGATCCGACAACAGGTTGGTCAATCTTCGCTCCGTCAACCATCAAACCAATCTTAGGAACACTAAGCGGTCGAAGGCAAATACCAGCGGTGCGACTGGTGTAAAGTGGCGAGGTAATACCCAAAAGTGGCAGGCAATAATACGGAATGGAAACAAGCAGGTTAGCCTTGGCTACTTTGAAGACATGCGCGAAGCCATCGCCGCCCGCAAGAAAGCGGAAGCCGAGCTTGGATATCACCCTAATCATGGCCGTGGTTAGCGTCACTTTTGGATGTCCTTGTTGTTACCCGCGATGTAGCCGATGAGGCCTCCGACAACTGTGCTGAGAAAGTGAGACCAGAAGCCCAGTGCGTCCGCGTTCATACCGGCGCCCATCACGGTGATGACAGCCGAGCCGATGATGAAGATCATCAACGTGAGTGCCAGCATGATGGCGACGATGGCTTGTGGGTTGGACATTATATTTCTCCTTCAGTATTTCGTCGTGACCCAAGTCGTTCCGTTCCAGACTTTCACCGGCTTGGTTACCCATGCCGACCCGTTCCACACCTTGGCGGGCTTCGCCACCCAGGCCGACCCGTTCCATACCTTGATGTTGCCTCCTGCCCCCGCCGGTCGCAAGACAAGAGCGGGTACAATCGATGCGTCTCCGTATACGGATGACATCCTTCCATCGACGACACCGCTCGTCCAGTTCGGGAAGTGGCCAAACCTGTGGGGCAATCTGGGGAGATAGGTGTATTTGAAGCTGTAGGTGCTTTCGATTTGAGCCACGGCACCAACGATAGGGCTGTCCCAAAGCAAGTTGACGCTACCGCTGTCCGACCAGTTGCAGCCCCAATAGCAAACCATTGCACCCACGGTCAGCGGTGTTACCGCAGGCGGGTTTGGAACTGCAGCGCCACTTATGACGTGAGCGACGGCGTCTGGAGTGATGTCGAATGGACTCGCTGTGTCCACGCCGCGAAAAGCATAGATCATATATCTGCCAGACGGGTTCAGTGGGTCCATGTCGGGCACTGTGACGGTGGTATCCAGGCTCGATCTGAACTTCCACCACATCCCGATTCCGACGTTTCTGGTGCCACCAGGCGTGCGGCGAATCGGACCACCGAACAGCACGTTCCAGCCAGCAACATTGACGGTCGAAACAGTCCCGGCCCGCACGCCAAAGATAACGAGAAGATCGTTCTCCAAAAGCGGCGCGTATGTCGATGTACCCCAGTTATAGTATTGGGTGATATCAAATTGCGTGGACGAGATTTGACGTGCTATCCCAAGGAAAGTAATCGGCATCAGTTTGTATCCACCCAAAGATCATTCGTTGCCGGGGAAGCGGGCGCGGTCGTGCCCACGCTGATGTTGCGCACCGCCGCCGTGCCGAGGCCGAGGTTCGTCCGCGCTGTCGTGACGTTGGCGAGATCCGACAGGTTGCTGGCTTTTTTGAGCGCCAGCGCATCAGCCGCATCGACGTACTGTTTTGTCGCCGCCCCTAGCGCCGTAGCCGGGTCTGCCGACAGCGTCAGCGGGCCGGTCATCACGTCGCCGCCCTTGTTCACCCGGTTGTTGTCCGCCGTCTGATAGGCCGTCGTGATTGCTGTATCGGCTGCCGCCCATGCTGCCCGGTTGGCAGTGTCAAGAGCATCCATCTGCTGTTTGGTGACCGCATGCAATGACGCAGTTGCATCACCTGACAACGTGAGTGGTCCGGTCAAGGTGCCGCCAGCCAGCGGCAGGAAGCCCGTCACGCCGCCGACCGCACCATCCACGTATGCCTTCGTCGCCGCTTCCAACGCCGCCGTTGGCGCACCAGACAGCACCAGGAGCCCGGTCATCGTCCCGCCTGCCAGCGGCACCATTGTGTCAACGTACTGTTTTGGAGCGGCCTCGAGAGCAGCTACCGGGTTGCCAGCGAGGACGAGAGCGCCCGTCATGGTGCCGCCGGTCTTGTCGAGCTTGCCGCTGATGGCCGTGCTAGAAGTCGTGTCTCCGACCAGATCCCACTTGCCGTTGGAGTTGAAGATCAAGTCCTGGCCTGCACCAACCGTAGCCGGGCTGCCGTTGATGCGCGTGTTCCAGCTTGCGTCGATCGCGCCGCTTGCCGACACCGCGAAATAGTCGCCGGTATTGTACGTGCCGCTCAAGGCATAAGGCAGCGTCGGGTTGACGGTGCCAAGGTAGGTCGCAGACACCGGCACCAGCGATTGGTCGATCTGACCTTGCGCATTCAGCTTGACCACCTTGCCGGAATAGGCCGCAGATCCGCCGACAATCGTCTGGTATCCGCCATTGTCCACATAGTCCTTGGTGGCAGCCTCCAGCGCCGCCGTGGGCGGGCCGGGCAGCACCAGCGCGCCGGTCATCGTGTCGCCAGCCCGTGATACCTTTGCCGCATCCGCTGTATCAACGTACTGCTTGGTTGCGGCCTGCAACGGCTGGGCGGGGTCCGTAGCGAGCGTCAACGCGCCGGTCAGCGTGCCGCCAGTGGTCGAAAGTTTCCCGTTCACAGAGGTCGTAAGGGCTGCGTCAGCCGCATCCATCTGCTGCTTGGTGACCGCGCCCTTCACGTTCACGGCATCACCCGACAGGATCAGGAGACCGGTCATCGTGTCGCCAGCCTTGTTGACCTTGCCGTTCAACGCCGTCTGTGTCGCCGCGTTGATGGTCGTGCTGGATGCGCTGGCATACGGCAACGCGGACCAGGTAAGCGTACCGTCGCCAACCTTGATGCGGATGTCGGTCGCGCTCACCTGCTCGATGCCGATCTCGCCGGAACCGAGGACGATATTGTTGGCAGTCCAGTCGGCGGTCGAGCCTACGATCTGGCGCATTCTGGCAAATGTGTCGGCCACGGCGGTTCTCCTTATGCGGCAGGCGAGCCGGGCGAACCGGCGATGACTTTGTCTGTAGATGGGTTGGAAGGCGTGCGGGCGATGATCCAGTCTGGCGACGGCGCAGGAGGTGTTCCGCCAATGATCCAGTTTCGTGTCTTGATCACGACACCCTGCGGCAGCGTATCAACGTCGGATTCAGCCTGGAACGACACCCTTACATAGTCTGCGTCGATGGCCTCGATGGAAATGTCGCCAATGTAGCGAATGTAATGCGGGATCAGAACGCCGTTCCCCGCTGATGAGTAATGGCTCTCCAGCGACATCCAGTGCCATTCATAGCCATACATGTTCGCCCAGGATTGCCATTCCCATAACTGCCTGATTGACAGGACAAGCGAGAGCGAGAACGTGTTGACCTCGCTTTCGACACCGCGCCGCTGCCGAACATTGCCATGCTCGAATTGAACCCGGCTGATGCCGAAATCCGTCTCGACCCGGTAGCCTTCGATCTGCGGACAGGGAAGCGTTGAAGGATAATCTGTCACGTGGCCTCCAGGTATCGAGCGATCATGGATGGCGAGAACTCAGCGGACACTGAAGCCCGCACATCGTCTTCGGTCACGTTCTCGACTGTTATCATTGAGGTGAACCTGACGAGATGCCCGGTCATCCGCTGGCTCACCAGTCCGGCGTACATGCTGGGCAAGTTCATCTCGAACCATTTGTAGGCGTTGGTCTTCACCCAAGCATGCCATGCACCCCACTGTGAAACCGGCATGACAAAGGACAGATTGCCTTCGTGCGGCATGGTGTTGAACACGCGGCGCTGCTTCTGGTGCGGGCCTGGTGCCCTGATCACACCGGATGCAACGGTGAACGTGAATCCGCTGATCAGGACGCAGGGAAAGTCGGAAGGATACTGCGTGCTCATTGGGTGGTACTCATCGTGCTGTTGAAGATCGACGGGTTGTAGTTCGCAGCATCGACCGTCACCGTGTTTTCGCCGTTCGGCTTGACTGCCGTCACGACGAAATCGCGGACCATCAAGTCAGCAGGGCCGAATGCGAAGGACGTGTATTCATACTCGTTGTCGGCGTTCACCGAATTTGCCGTCGCCATGACCATGCGATGATCCTGCGCACCCTTCGTTACCACGATTGGATCTGTGACGCTTCCATCCGTGCGGCGCAGCAAGACGTACCTGAGCCCAGCACCGCTCCAGTCGAGGTCATGATCCGCGATAAGCACGTTGCCAGCAATGCCGACGACCAGCCCGCTGTCGCCCCACTTCGGCACGTTGTGGGCAATGCCGATGCGGTCTCCAATGCGCAGGATGAGGCCCTCAAGCTCCGTCTCAAAGGTCACAAACTTCCGCTGGCCAAGCCTGCGCTGCCAGACAAGGCGAGCGTACTGGTTTGCCCAGTTGACATCCGTCACGCCGGTCAACGCATATTTGTCAGCCCTGAGAGCGGACGCCGGATAGGTGGCATACATCTGACGAAGGTCTTTCGGGTCAAGGTATTCGATCTCGATGCCGTCTGCAGCACCTTCTTCATCGAAGGAATAATTGATGCTCATCGAGCCTGCGACGATGTTGGCATCGGTGAACATCATGGAGCGCATCGGCTTCACGCCGTCTTGAGAGATCGACATGTAGGCTCCCAGAGGCAACGGCTGGGCAGCGTAAGGCGCACATACCGTCCTGAGTGCCTCCCAGACCGTTCCACGATTGCGGAAGATGTGGTTGAACTTGTAGCTCGCCCACTTCGGCTTGAGGTCTGCAAGCGTGACGAGGTCGAGTTCCGTTTCGGGCCGGTTGGCACCGTAGATGGCGTTCCGGTAGATATCTGCAAATGCGTCGATACCGCTGGTCGTCTGCACCTCAGAGCCGCCGCCCGGTGGCGACAGCCGCCGGGTTGCCTTGACACTGACGCGGACGGAGGCATCAGGTCCGAGACCTTGGCTGGCTTTGATGCGGCAGGCCAGCAACGTCACATCGCCATAAGCTGCGCCTGCGGGGTAATCCTCATACAGACGCAAGCCAGCCCACGTGAAGCGATCTGTGCCGTTCTTGGCGTTCGGAGCGGTAGTCACTCTTGTAATTTTAACGGCCCACCGCGCACTGCGTGGAGTTGTAAACATGTATGACCGCCGAATCGGGGAGGTGAGAGCGGTCTGGTTTGCCGCGCTTGCAGAGCCGGTCGTGATGTTGGTGACGTTCGGTCCAGCGACAGAAGCAGAAGCCACCGTGCTGCACACGATGCGTGTCGTTGTGATTGAGCCGACGACGTTGTCGTTGTCATCAAGCTCGACATAGAAAACATCGAAGTCAACTCTTCTACCTTTAATGTTGCCATCATTATCCGGATCGAAACATCCGCCGGGGAAAGTGATATCGATCTGGAACCTTGACCCCTTGTGACCGGGAGGACACGTTGCGAAGAACCCGGCAGAGTCGTTCGCCTGGACGAACTCCTGGTTCGACACTTCCGGCGATGAGATAACGCTCTCGTGAAACCCGCCGCCCATTGCTGCGGAGATGACGCCCATCTTCGACTGGTGTTGCGCGGGCGTGAACACTTGCCAAGACATGACGCCAGGAGGTAACACCGTTGAGTCTGTCTCACCCACGAACACGTCTGATACATCGATGTTGCCCTGCCCAATGCACAGAACAAGATCAAGATACTGCACGCCGTTGTAGAGTTCATTGAAGCTGGATTGAGACCACGACACAAACCCATAGGGCTGGGCAACGTAGTCGGGCGTGACAAGAAGCTCGCCGTAAAGCACCGGCACAGCCTCGCCAATGCGTGCAGCATTCTGGTTGGACGAGATTTCATACGGACTGATTGATTGGCCCTTGCCTGAGTTCTGCAAGCCCTTCAACATTTGTTGCATTTCGTAATACGTGACCGCCGCAATGATGGCGCTGGCCACAATGCTAATGATGATAAAGGTGGCGGTAGCCGGGTCGCCCGGCATCAGCGCGATGACGACAACGTCTTCTGGGCCAACCTCGTAATCGAGGTCGTCAATCGGCTTTTCCTCGCCATTCACGTAGAAGCGCACAGGAGCGCCAAATCCGTGCGGGTGATGAACGACCAGCCAATCGATGACAGTCTGACCGGCTTTCAGCGGGAAGATTTCGCGCGACTGCGGGTTCAGCGGGTTACGGAGCAGGATCAGGGATGCCATCTGTAGAACTCCGTGTGCGGGTACAGCAGCTTGAACTGCGGGAACGTAGCCCAAGTCGATCCGAACGGCTTGGATGCGTGAAGTATGCCGCCACTGACCCAAAGCCCGACATGATGCGGGCGGAGCGTCGAACCCACGATAGCGATGTCGAGATCTTCCGGCTGCTCAACCTTGAAAGTCCTGCCGCCGTGGACCTCTCCTTCCAGCGCCGCAGAGATAGCCCTGGAGGCCGCTGGATGTCCGGGAGCAGCCTGATACCAGTCGGGCAGAGAAACGCCTCTGGCAGCCTTGTAGACCGCCGCGATGAGGCCGTAGCAATCGAAGGCATCCGGCCCGCGTCCGCCTTCCCGATATGGTAGCCCGACGTAATCGTTGATGTTCATCGGCGTAGCCCGGGAAAAGTTTTATAATCATAGAAATTAAACGGAAACGCCCTGTTGAGAACGTCATTGCGAGTTGCCGTGGCGGACACTGCTTCCTTGGTGACCGTGACCGCCGTGATGATCAGCGTCAGCGGCGGATCATTCTGCGGCTGAGTATTCGGCTGATCGAGGTAGACCCGGTAGGTGCAGCGGATGGGCTCAGCCGGATTCGCGATGGCAGCTTCCAACGGATCGACCAGGTCGCGCCCGATGTTTGCCAGCGTCAGGTTCAAATCCTGGTTGCCGTTTCCGTCGAGCGTCGGCAGCACAACCTTGAACGGCATCGCGGTGAACTTGACCGCCTGACCCGTCTCGAGCAGGAAATCCCACGGCTTGTTGTCGGCCACGATGTAATAGGTGGACGGAAACAGGCTGTGCCCGAAGGACAGCGTCTCGACATACCGCGCTGTCGTTGGCGCTGATGCGTAGATTTCTTTCAGAGCCTGTGAAATCGTCACGACCAGACCCACCTTGCCAAAAGCCACATTGCCAAAGCCAACGCGGCAAACGCTGCCGGATACCACAATAGCCCGACAACCGTGCCGAGGAAATACGCCGCCCTGTTAATCCGGGTGTTTGTGACAACTCCCCTGCCTGAAGTCAGGGGCTTCTGATCCCTGCTGTTCATGCTGAGGCTCCTTCTGCAAGCGCGTGTTGTCCCACGCGGAGAATGTTCTTGGCTGCGTTGACATCCCGGTCGTGGACCGTTCCGCAATCGCTGCACCGCCATTCTCTTATTCCAAGACCTGCGATACCTTTCGGCCTCTCGGGCGGTAGTGAGCCGCAACAAGAGCAAGTCTGGGTAGACCAACGCTCATCAGCTTCAATCATGCACCCACCATGCCTAATGGCCTTGTATGCAAGCATTGACTTGAAGCTCGACCAGCCAGCGTCGAGGACGCTCTTCGCCATGCTGGTCTTGGCGAGTTTCTTTGCGCTGACATCACCAACGATGATCAGCCCGTAGGTTTTCGCGATTGATGCCGATGCCTTGTGCAAGTGATCCTTGCGGCGGTTGGCGATCTTCGCGTGAATGTTTCGGACGCGCTTCGGGGTTTTCTTTGCCCGCTGTGCCTTTGCGAGCCTCTCTTCGGAGGCGCGATAGAGGCGTGGTGCCTCGATCTTGTTGCCGTCTGACAGCGTGGCAAGATCGTGAAGGCCGAGATCGATGCCTACAGTTGGGCGCTCTGCCGCTTCTGAAGCGGGGACTTCGACCGGGATATTGATGTACCAGCGGCCACGCGCATCCTGGTTGAACGAACCAGCCAGCACCTTTGTACCCGGCTTCAGTTCTTCACGCGAATGCATCGGCTCATAGCGCACCTTGCGGAAGGTGAAGGCGGCGCCGTCGAAGGTAACGTGTCCTTGGTTGAACGGCACCCATCCAAGAGACTTGCGGCCACGGAATTTCAGCCACGCCTTCTTGTGAGTCTTACGAGAACGCTCATAGGTCCAGCAGACCTGCTGAATAGTGTGAGCATGCAGGTTTAACTCTTTGCTGGCTCCTGCTGTCAGGTCTTGCAGATCGTATTTGGACAGCCACTTCCTGCCGGAACGCGCTGCCTTCTGCTGAGTCTCGTTACAGAAGTTCCACACATAGTTCACGGCGCGAGCCTGCCGGTTGAGTTCGGCGGCGTGTTTGTCGCGCAGGCGAAACTTGAATGTGAGCGTGGCCGTGGCTAAGGTGCCAGCAGCCGACTGATGCGGTTCCATCGCGTCCTCGGTTAGAGCCGAAGACGGTGTTTCCAGCACCCCTTCGGCTCGCTCATATGTAGCAAACTCGTTAAACATCTTCAACCCCTGCTTCGCTTGACCTCCCCCTGAAGGGGGAGGATTGCGCTCGCTTTTTGTTCACCGCCCGGCCCTCCTCACGGCGTAAGCACCCTCCATCGCGTTGGCGAGCGGGTTGCCGCCGCGACGAAGGTCGGATGTCATTTCAGCCTTGGCCCGCTTCGTGGCGATCTCGATCACCATCTCATCTGGCATCTGCCGGGTCTTCACCTCGACGCCAGCGTAATTGTTGATGGTCACCTTCTGCGGCTCCGACCTCATCTTGGCCATGCCGCCGCCCGTTGCCGGGATGATGCTGCCGGTGTTGAACTGCCGGCCGATTGGCTGGATAGAGGTCACCATCGGCTGCGGTGCGCCGTCACGGGTATGAAGCCCGGCTGACAGTGGCGCAATGGCAGGCAGACCGAAACCGCCGCCGCTACCGGAGTAGATGCTGGCGCCGATACCGCCAAGGCCGCCAAACCCGCCGCCCATGCCGCCCGTGATCATGCCAGCCGCCTGCTTGATGAAATAGAGGATTGCGGTTTGCAAAATCATCTTGGCGACCTCTTTCAGGAATGAAACCGCAAAATCCTTGAAAGCCTCTTTGGCGCTCTTCGTACCATCCACGAAACTGATAAACGCATCCGTCAGCCCGGTGACAAACTGGTCTTGCATCT